CAGCGGCTGCTGGCTTTAAAATATGGATTGATCACGATGTCTCCAAAGAGATTGGACACATCGGGACTTTTGAATTCAAGCACGACCACACCTGGGTGATGAAAGAAATAAAGGCAGTCTGATGGCTCTGACAACCTACACCGAATTGAAGGCATCCATTGCAGACTGGCTCAATCGGTCAGACCTGACGGCGGCTATTGCTGACTTCATCTCTCTGGCCGAGGCGCAGATGGAGCGCACGCTGCGCACCAGACAGATGATCGTCAGGGCCAATGCCTCATTCAATGCCGAGTACGGCGCCACGCCCAATGACTTTTTGGAGGTCAAGTCCTTCAAGTTGAGTGGCACTAATCCAATTACCCCGCTGTCGTTTATGACTGTGGATGCGCTGGATGCTGAGTCGGCTAAATTTACAGCCAGCGGCAGGCCAAGTTTCTTTGGCGTGGTCGGCCAACAATTCAGGCTTGTGCCAACACCAGACTCTAACTATGCAACAGAGTTGACATACTACGCAAAAATAAGCAAGTTGTCGGCATCAGTCGCAACAAACTTTATTTTGGAGTCCAGCCCTGACGCCTATTTGTACGGAAGTCTGCTGCAAGCTGCTCCATACCTTCAAGATGACAATAGAATCTCGGTGTGGGCAAGTTTGTATGAGCGTGCCTTGACTGATTTGCAAGTCGCTGATGACCGAGGCGCGACATCAGGCGGCGCACTTTTAACCCGTGCAAAGACTTTTGGATAAATATGATTACCACCACCAAAGGCGATATGGACGAATCACTGCTTGAAAAGCGTGTGGGGTCTGTGGAGAACGATACCGAGACGACAAGTTGGGTCGAGTACTGGCTGGGCGAAGAGTTAGTCCATCGATCCGTTCACATGGCGCTCAAGCGCGGTGTTTTTGCTGACGGCATCACTGAACAAATTTAAGGAAATAAATCATGGCAAATACTCAAGCAATGTGTACCAGCTTCAAAGGTGAACTGCTTGTCGGTCATCACAACTTTGGCACGGGCGTGACCCGTGGCTCTACTGCTGCCGACACCTTCAAGGCTGCGCTGTACTTGGCATCTGCCACAGTCAATGCGGCCACCACGGCCTACAGTTCCACCAATGAGGTGACAGGCACTGGCTACACTGCCGGCGGCGTCACAGTGACCTTTGGCACTGCGCCAAGCACCAGCGGCACGACTGCCTTTGTGACCCCCAGCGCCAGCATCAGTTACTCTGCTGTCACGCTGTCCACAGCGTTTGATGCTGTCCTGATCTACAACAGCACTCAGTCAAACAAGGCGGTCAGCGTCCACACCTTTGGCTCACAGACAGTGACCGCTGGCACTTTCACGCTGACCATGCCCGTCAATGACGCCAGCACCGGCCTGATCCGGCTGGCTTAACCAAGGGGCAGCGGCATGGCTGCTTATGGGTCAGGACGATATGGCTATGGCCCTTGGGGCTTTGGCGAGGCCAGCGCTGCATTAACAGGCAACCAGGCGACAGGTGCTGTTGGCAACTTGCTGGCTGATATATCTGTCCAAGAAGACGGCACGATTGCCACAGGCAATGTCGGCACAGTTGGGCTGACTTTATCCTTTGCCATCACCGGCAACGCGGCCACGGGCAGTGTTGGCTCTGTATCGGTATCCTCGACCAACGCAATCACCGGCAATGCGGCCACGGGTGCGGTTGACAGCGTTACCCCGAGTCTTGCATTTTCTGTCACCGGCAACACGGCCACAGGCTCTGTCGGCTCTGTCAGCGTCACCAGCACGGCGGCTGTCACAGGCAATGTGGCGACAGGTGCTGTTCAGACGATGCCGAGCGAGGTCATCACTTTCCAAGCGATCACTGGTGTTGAGGGTACGGGATCAGTCGGCAGTGTCAGCAATGTCATCACAGTTGAGATCAGCGGCAACAGCGCCACAGGGTCTGTCGGCATCATCTTTGGATTTGGCTGGGGTGCAATACCGAATGCAGCAGAAACTTGGACTGCAATCGTTGATAATTCAGAAACTTGGACACCTATTTAGGAGCAACGCATGGCAGATACCACCACCACCAACCTACTGCTGACAAAGCCAGAGGTAGGCGCATCAACAGACACCTGGGGGACGAAGGTCAACACCGACCTGGATTTAATTGATGCGCTGTTTGATGCAGGGCCAGTTTTAAAGGCGGCAAAAGGCGGCACTGGCGCAGCAACGCTGACCGCAAACAATGTATTGCTTGGAAATGGCACATCAGCAGTTCAATTTGTTGCGCCAAGTACAAACGGAAATGTGCTGACATCCAACGGGACTACATGGACAAGTGCCGCTGTTAGCGGTGGATTCCCCTCTGGCACGGCGATATTGTTTGCTCAAACTGCCGCACCTACGGGCTTCACAAAATCTACAACGCACAATGACAAAGCGTTGCGCGTGGTTTCTGGTGCTGCATCATCAGGTGGTACAACAGCGTTCAGTACAGTGTTTGCAAACCAAACACCAACCATTACAACCAGCGGCTTGAGTGCTGGAGCTACTACACTGACAACTGCTCAGATGCCTAGTCACTCGCATACTTATCCACAGTTTAGTGGTTATAGCGGTATAGGACTTGGCGCTCAAAGTGCTGATGGCGGCGCAGCTGCATCATCCTCAACAGGCGGCGGTGGCTCACACACCCACACAGTTTCAGGCACAGCGACCTCAACCGCAATCACGCTAAATGTCCAGTATGTTGATGTCATCATTGCAACAAAAGACTAACCATGAAACTTGAAGTAAAAGCCAATTGCCCACTGGACGGATTTAAACCATGCCGCCAACTTGAGTGCGCGTGGTTTATGAAGATTCGTGGCAACAACCCAAATACGGGTGAGGAAGTTGATGAGTATGGTTGCTCAATGGCGTGGTTGCCAATGTTGATGATTGAGAACAGCCAACAACAACGCAGCACGGGTGCGGCAGTGGAATCGTTCCGCAATGAAATGGTGAAATCTAATGAAACTTCTCAGCATGTCTTGATGGCAACTTTGCAGCATGCTAATCCAGCAACAAAATTTATTGAGGTGAAATGATGAGACTTACTATTATTCCTGCCGATGGCTTTGTCAGTGTTGATGGCAAGGGTTTTTTGGAGCTTGACCTTTCGTTTGTGGATGCCTCAGTGCATGCAGTGCAGTGGTACGAAACTCATGGTGAGGTTGAGGTCAAAGACACCATAACTGGACGCATCATAGCCAACGAGGTCATAACATCAATTGACGCTTTTCAGCCAGCGATTGATGTATGGCAGGCAGCAAAAACTGCGGAGGAACAAGCAGGATCAATTCCTGTGGCGTCAACAACAATGCCGGTGACAGAAATTTAAAATGAGCCAACCGCAAATTCAAATAGGTTGTGTCGCCAACTTGTATTCTCGCATGATGCACTTTGAAAAAGCAGGTGACATTGAGCATGGACATACCCATGCCTTTGACCACTTGACGCTACTGGCTGCTGGCTCACTAAAGGTTACTGTTGAAGGGCAAGACACAATATTTAAAGCTCCTCACATGATCTATATAAAAGCAGACAAGAAACACGAACTTGTGGCACAAGAAGACAACACAATGGCTTACTGCATCCATGCTCTACGCGACAAAAACAACAACGAAATTCTTGACCCTTCTTCAATACCGGCAGGTGTTAACGCGCTTAATTTAGCTAGCCCCATTTGCGCTTAAAAATAAATATTTGCTGAAAGTAAACAATGACCGAAGACATTACCCACCGAGAAATCTACGACAGGCTGGTGGCTGTCGAGGTTAAGGTTGATGCCCTGACCGAGCGCACGGCTGATGTCACAGCGGCATTTGCTGCCGCCCAAGGCGCATTCAAGGTGCTGGAGACACTCAGTAGGCTGGCCAAGCCTTTGCTCTGGCTGGGTGGCTTGCTGGCCGCTGTCGTGACATTCTGGGATCACCTCAAGGCACGCTGAGATGGACGCGCTGCCGCCACCACCACCGGCAGTACAAGCACCGGCTCCGGTCTTTGAGTGCGTGCGATGGTCATGGTCATCAGACCGGCTGCTGGTGTGGTGCTTGCAGTGGAGGGTCAAGAAATGATCGATCCGCTTACCGCCCTAGCTGGGATTCAAGCCGCTGTCGCGCTGATCAAGAAGGTCAGCAAGACTGTTGATGATGTATCGTCTCTTGGCCCTGTCCTTGGCAAGTACTTTGACGCAAAGTCTACGGCAACCAAAGCTGCTGTTCAGGCTAAGAAGTCCAAGTCCAGCATGGGTACGGCCATCCAGATTGAGATGGCACTTGACCAGGCCAAGCGCTTTGAGGACGAGCTACAACTGCTGTTCATGCAGTCCGGCAAGGTAGATGTCTGGAATAAAATTAAGTCTCGCGCAGCAGCGATGGATGTAGAGTCTGCCCATGATGCACGCAAAGAAAAAGAGGCTGCTGCAAGGCACAAGAAAGAAATGGATGAGGTTATTGAGATAGTGCTGGTGACACTTGTCCTATTTGCAATTCTTGGGGTTATTGGGTATTTCACCTTTGGCATTCTCGCGCAGCGCGGGTGAGTTATGGCAACGGACGAGCGCCTCAACCTAGTTGACAAGGTGCTGGCCTATGTGTCCAGTCCATTCCGGCTGTTCGCAATGGTGTTGATGGCGGTGCTTACCTTTGCAGGGTACTTTG